CCTGCTATTCAGCGGAAGGCCGGGAACGCGGGAGACGCGACGCCGGCGGCCGCAGGCACCGGAGCGCAGGAGGTGGGATGAGATGCCGGAAGAGTATGAAAACCTGGTGGAAGACATGAAGGCGCTCACCCAGGGAACCGACGTGCTGCCGATGGCCGAGAACGAGTGGAACACAAGGCCGGACACAGAAAGCTACGGGATCATCACGCTGGACTTCGAGACGGACGCGCTGCACGGGGACAACCTGAAGCAGGTAACCGCCTACGAGGGAGCGGTGGACCTGTACAGCCGAAGGAAAGACGGAGCCGGGTGGATTCCGCTGATCCGGGAAACGCTGACGGAGCACTGCGAGGGTGCGTGGCACCTGAACCACCACACCTATGAGCGGGAAACCGGGCTGTTTCATTGGGAGTGGGTCTTCCAGGTTGAGGAGTGAACGAAATGCCGTTTACGATGGAAGTTTCCGGGATGGAAGAGCTGGAGAAGAGACTGGGCCAGCTCGAAACAGAAAAGGCGCAGGGGATTGCGGCTGCGGCGCTCTATGAGGGCGCCCGTGTTACGGCTGACGCGGTCAGCCAGGCGGTGCAGGGCATCGCCACAAAGCGCTTCAAGTACCCGGCACCGCCGGGGAAGCAGCGCATGCCATCACCGGAAGAAAAGGCACTGCTGGTGAACGCGCGGAAGGGCGTAGCGAAGTTCCGGAAAACCCCGATGAACGTGAACACCAGCGTGGGCATGCAGAACAGCGGATACGGCACACTGAACGGGAAAACCGTGCCGATCCCGATGATCGCCAACGCCATCAACAGCGGCACATCGTTCATGAAAAGACAGCCATTTTTCCGGAAGGCCACGAGCAAAAACGGGGCGGCGGAGGCTGCCATTGAGAACAAGCTCAGGGAGGAGATCGACAAACTGAGCGTAGAGTAACGGAGGAATGAAACAATGAGTAGACCGAACGTGGGTATGATGTACCCGGTGTTCGCGCCGCTGACAAGCCACACGGACGGAAGCATGCCGGTATACGGCACCGGCGTGGTGATCCAGGAGGCGCGGAACTGCACGATCAACAAGACGTACAACGACAACCCGCTGTACGGCGACGACCGGATCGTGGACGACGACAACGGCCTGCAGGCGCTGACGGCCAGCTTTGAGCCGACCGGACTGAGCGACGCGGACCGCGTGCTGCTGTTCGGCGAACAGGTGGCGGCGGTCGGAACCGGACTGACGGGCCAGTGGGAAGGCGACAACGCTACGCCGTACGGCGGCTTCGGATATATCCGGAAGATGCGCGACGACGGCGTGAAGAAGTTCGAGGCCTGGATCATCCTGAAGATCAAATTCACGGAAGAGAGCCAGGCGACCAGCACGAAGGAAGGCACCATTTCCTGGGGCACCCCGACGCTGAACGGACGGGCCGCCGGCCTGTACATCGACAACAGCGACGAGCTGAAGTGGCGCGTTCACTACACCTTCGACACCATCGCGGCGGCGAAGGCGTGGATCAACCAGATCCTGAACGTGACGACCTGACAAAAGGGGAGCCGGACCAAAATCCGGCTCCCTGATTTTTGCATGTAAGGAGGCAAACATGGCGGAGCTCACGATCGGCGGGCGGGTGATCCCGCTGAGCTATACGTGTTACGAAATGATCGAGATTGAGCGGGCACTGGGATGCACCGCTTACCAGCTGAACGACAAGGTGCTGGGACTGAGGCAGACGGACGAGGACGATCCGACGAAGATTGAGATGGAGATCTTCCACAATCCGGACATGAAGGAAAACCTGGGCAAGCTGATTCGTATCCTGGGAAACGCTGGCCTGGAGGACGCGGGGCAGGAGCCGGACCTGACGGACCGGTGGGTGCTGAAGCACATGAAGCCCAGCGAGGTCGCTTCCCTGGCGGTGGCGGTGATGATCATCATCAACGACGGCAACCAGATGGAAGCGAAAGAGGAACACAACGGCCCGGTGGATGAAGGGCTGGAGGAAGAACAGGGAAAAAAACAGCAGGGGAACTGACTTACCGGCGGATGGTTTCCTATGGCTTGATTGCCGGACTGAGAAAAGACGAGATCGACAGGGCGAAGCCGGGACTGGTCCTGGACCTGTATTACTACCGCGGACAGTACGACAAGAACACGAGGATGTGAGATAAATGGCCGTCAATGTAAAGCTGGGCGTAGACCTGGGGGATTTTAACAGCGGGATCAAGAGCGCGAAGGAGCAGATCAAGACCTTTGACGCCGCGCTGAAATTCGCGGAGGCTTCGCTGAAGGCCACCGGGGACGCGGAAGGCGCGATGATGACCAAAACGGAAGCGCTCCGCGGGAAACTGCAGGCCCAGAAGCAGGTGGTGGAACAGTACGCAGACGCGCTGAAGAAAATGAACGAGTCCGGCGTGGAGAAGACCAGCAGTGCCTACCAGAAGATGCAGCGGGACCTGATGAACGCCCAGGCTGCCATGATGACCACGAAGGCCCAGATCAACGAGCTGAACACGAGCCAGACGAACGCGGCGAAGAGCGCGGACAACCTGGCGACCAACGTGAGCAAGATCGGGAAAAACGTGAGCCTGCAGACCCTGAGCGACGGGCTGAGCAAGCTGACGAACGGACTGGAACGGGGCGCGCGGACGGCGATCCGGCTGGGGCGGAATATCGCCCGCAGCGCGATGGACTCCACCGGATGGGCGGACGACCTGAGCACCCGGTCCACGCAGTACGGCGTGGACGTGGAAACCCTCCAGCGGATGGACCGGGTAGCCCAGTACATCGACACGGATGTGGACACGATCATCAGCGCACGGGACCGGATGAGCAAGAACCGGGAGAGCCTGGCGGAGCTGCTGGGCATCAGCTCAGACGGGAAGACTGTGGACGACGTGTTCTGGGAAGCCGGCGAAAAGCTCAAGAGCATGGGCGAAGGGTTCGACCAGAACGAAGCCGCCATGAAGATCTTCGGCCGGAGCTGGCGGGAGCTGCTGCCGCTGTTCACGGCAGGCAGGGAAGAATACGAAGCCCTGATGAACAGCCAGGACGTGCTGAGCGCGGAACAGATCGAGAAACTGGCAAAGGCGGACGACGCGTTCAAGAGCGTGCAGCAGCAGGCGCAGATGATGGTCAATCAGTTCTGGGCGGACAACGCGGACAAGATCACGGGGCTGCTGCAGTGGATTGTGGACAATAAGGGCCCGGTAGTGGCCGCCATCACAGCGATCGGCGGGGCCTTCGCAGCGCTGAAGCTGGGCCAGGTCGCCCTGGACATCGCGAAGGTCGTGAGCGGCCTCAAGGGACTGACCGGAGGCGGAAAAGGCGGAACACCGACCACAACGGGCACCGGAACGCCGACCGTAGCGCCGACCGGCGGAGCCGGAGGCGGAGGCACAACGCTGGTTTCGGGAGCTGGCGGACTTTTTAACATCGGCACGAAGATTGCAGACTTCGCAACGAGCAAAACCGGGGCGCTTTCCATCGGGGCGCTGATGCTGACGCCGATCATCAGCAGGATCGCCAACGGGACGCTGATCGAAGACCCGGCGAAGGCCGCCGGCATTGACGCGAACACGGCGGATCTGTTCAACCGGGCGCTGAACGGCGGCAAAGTATCCATAGGCGGAGGAGCCAAGGCGCAGGACATGGTGAGGGCGCTGACCGGCGGGGAAAAGATCGAGGTGCCGGTGGAAGCGAAGACCGAAGGTGACGAAGCCTCGAAGATTGCGGCCCAGATTGGCGCGGTGACGGTGCCGGTGAAGCTGAGTGTGGTCGGCGCGGGAGTGAGCGCGGTCGGCGGAGGCGGAGGCGGCGGGCTTGATCCGCTGCGGCAGGCGATCTTCGGACGGTTGAACGGATTCGCCAACGGTATCCCGTATGTCGGAAACACCCAGCTGGCCTGGCTGCATCCGGGTGAGCGCGTCCTGACGGCCAGCCAGAACAAGCATTACACGTTCAACAGCAACACGTATTTCGGGAGTGTCAACCTGAACAACGGCATGCAGATTGACGCGCTGACGGAATCCATTGCCCGGCAGAACCGGAGACAGCGGGCCGCGTACGGCGCATAAAGGAGGCGGAGGATCATGAAACTGTTTTTTACGTGGAAGGGCACGCGGTCCGACGCCATGCACATTTTATACAATGAACGGACGCCGATCATCCGGCCGGAGGAGCGGGTCAACCACATCACCATCCCCGGCCGGGCCGGCGAGCTGACCCAGGTGGAAGGGGAAAACATTTTCAACAGCTATATCCAGACGAAGACGATCACGGTAGAAGGAAAAGAAAACGTGCAGGCGGCGGAAACATGGCTGAAGGGTTCGGGGGCCGTGTCGTTTGACTGCCAGCCGGAACTGCAGCAACAGGCGCGGGTGATCAACGCGGTGACCTTCCAGCGGCACAGCAAAAACGCGAATTTCTACACCGGAGAGGTGCAGTTTTACTGCGAGCCGATCAAACGCCTGCGGGCGGAGGAGGACATCACCGTCACCGCCAGCGGGACCGCGCTGGACAACCCCGGCACGCTGCCGGCGTTTCCGGAGATCCGGATCGAGGGCAGCGGGGCGGTTTCCGTCAGCATCGGCGGGAAAACGATGATCATCCCGGAGTGCGTCCGCGGCTGGACGGCAGACAGTGAGAACCAGTGGATTCTGGAAAACGGCGTGCCGCAGATGAACGCCTGGCGGGGAGAATTCCCGCAGATCCCAACGGGAGAGAGCACGATCCTTTTCACTGGGAACATCACAAAACTGACCATCACACCGCGCTGGCGGTACCTGTAAGGAAGTGAGAACATGATCCAGCTATACACCAAAGGGCAGGCAGACTTCAGCAAAAACGGAATTGTGCTGCACCCGGAGGAGGCGGAGGTCACCTGGCAGATCGCGGGGCGGTATGACTTCAAAATGACCATCCCGCGGGAAGCCGCGGAGGGGATCACGTTCGACTACGGGCAGATCATCCGGGCCAGCGTGCCGCGGGAACAGGTGGCGGCCATTGACCTGGGTACGGTGAGCTACTATGAGACCAACACGAGCGCGAAGCTGTACAGCCAGCTGCCGAAAAGCGTCAAGGTCAGCTATAACAACTGGCAGGCGCTCCGGTCCTACATGGCCGGGGACAAGGTGACCTACGACAAGAAGAACTGGCGCTGCGTGACAGGCCACGGCGGCCTGAGCGTACCGCCGCCGAACGGCGGGCTCTGGACGCAGATCGCCGGCAGCCGGATGGACGAGGGAAAAGCGGTCACAACGCTGGCATCCGGAACCACGGTCATGAAGGTCAAGGACTTCAATGACACCTACATGGAAGCGGCCACGCTGACCGGATACCAGGGGTACATCAGGATCAGCGACTGCACAGCGACCGGGGAAAGCGAACAGCGCACGGTGCCGGCGTTCGAGATCACGGACCAGCTGTTCACCATCAACAACATCGACAAAAAGACAAACCGGCACAGCATCATCATCGAGGCGGAGCACATCAGCTACCAGCTGGGGCGGACGATGCTGGACGAGTGCAACGTGGTCGGCGTCAATCCGGCCACCGCGCTGATGTTCATCGCCGGGGCCATGAATGAAGAATATCCGGGCGGGCTCTACACGGGGATCAGCGAGGGCGAGATCACCGCGGACTGGAGCTGGGAAAACGCGCAGAAGGCCATCCTGGACCCGAAGAGCGGGCTGCTCCAGTTCCTGGAGGCGCGGATCATCCGGAACAACCGGGACATCTACGTAGTACCAAACCCGGAAGGCCCGGCGGCGTACGATGTACGATACGGCGTGAACCTGGAAAACGTGCACTGGAATGGGGACGTGACCGGGATTGTCACGCGGATCTATCCATACGCGCAGCGGGAGGACGGAAGCCGGCTCACCCTGCCGGAAAAGTACATTGACAGCACACTGCAGGTGCCGTACATCCGGCCGGAACCGCTCAACACGGGACTGAAGGTGGGCGAGAAGATCACCAACAGCGACGGCACCGAGGTGGAACTG